TACTCCTAATCATCCTAAGAAATCTCATGTAGTTCTTGCAAAGGTTGGCAGTAAAGTCAAACTTATTAGGTTTGGTCAGCAAGGTGCTAAAACAGCAGGTAAACCTAAAAAAGGTGAATCTGCTAGAATGAAAGCAAAACGTAGATCATTTAAAGCTAGGCATCGTAAGAACATAGCAAGAGGTAAAATGTCAGGCAGTTACTGGGCAAATAAGGTGAAGTGGTAATGCCTAGAAAAAAGAGACGAAAATCAACAGTAAATAAAGCAGGTAACTATACAAAACCTGCTATGAGAAAAAGACTTTTTTATAGAATTAAAGCAGGTAGCAAGGGCGGAAGAGCAGGGCAATGGTCTGCCAGAAAAGCTCAAATGCTTGCTAGGGCATATAAAAAAGCTGGAGGAGGTTATAGATAATGCCATTAAAGTCACCTCAAAAGAGTTTAAAGAAATGGACAAAGCAAAAATGGGGATATGTAACTAAGAGTGATGCAAAAAAACCAAGAAGAAAAAGGGGGCGTTACCTACCTGAATCAGTTAGGAAAAGTCTCAGTCCAAGCGAAAAGGCTTATACAAACAGGCAAAAGAGAAAAGCTTCTGCCAAAGGTAAGCAACGAGCAAAGTACAGTAAAAAAGTAGCAAAACGAGTAAGGAGATCATAATGCCAAAGGGAAAAGGATATGGCTTCGGAAAAGCAAAGCCAAAGAAAAAACGTAAGATGATAAAGAAGGGAAAGAAGAAGTAATGTATAAGTTCGGTAGACGGAGTCGAGAAAGACTCAAAGGGGTGGATGCTAGACTGGTAAATGTGTTAAATGAATTAATTAAAATGATGGATGTTACTATTATTGAAGGACTCCGTTCTGCTGAACGTCAAGAAGAACTTTTAGCAAAGGGAGCTACTAAAGTAAAGTACTCTAAGCATATGGAAGGTAAGGCAGTTGATTTAGCACCATACCCAATAGACTGGGAAGATAGAGATGGCTTTTACTATATGGGTGGAATGATTCGTGGTATAGCTAAACAAATGGGAGTGGACATAAGATTTGGTGGAGACTGGGATAGCGATGGAAACACTAGAGATAATAATTTTGATGATTTAGTTCATATAGAGATAAAAAGTTAAACATTACCCTTGTATTAAAAAGATTTATAACATAAGTTAGGAACAATATGGCATACTGTACTAATAGAGATTTAAAAGATGTATTTCCATCAATAGATGAATTTGACACTAAAACCCCTCTGTATGGATGGGTTGAGCTTTTTTCACATGGTGGATATAAATTATATGAAACCTTCAATGCTGGTTTAGTTACTAACTTATATCAAGATGGTGAAGATCTAACTCCATATAATAAAGTAGAAAGCTACTCAGATTCTACTGCAAATACTGATGAAGCTGTTGATATTATAGAAACAGCAATAGATGTAACTGATAGTAGTGTATTTGGATATGGAGATATTATAAAGGTAGATGATGAAAAAATGTTAGTTACGAACATATCTTCAAATACCTTAACAGTAAAAAGAGGTTTCTTAGGCACAACTACAGCTACTCATAATACTGGAGTTGATGTTTATATTGGGGTAGAGTGGTCAGAGCCAAAGCAATGGCTGTATAGTGGAGGTAATGATTCTGTATTGCTTTATGAAGCTAATGCAGTAAACCCAAATGATCACTTATTGGAGTCTGGTGAAGATTGGGAAACGTTAAGGACACGATATATATCCAATGCCGAAAAGTACCTTGATTCTAGGTTAGATGGTAGGCTACCCCGAAAACAGTTCAAAGACAAAGATGGTAACTATGATTACTCTATAGTAAGAACAACTGCATTAATTGCTTGTTATTTTCTTATTAGAGCAAGTGATCCTACATCTGAAGTAGGTAATGCTTTATTTGAAGAAGCAGAAAGAAACATACTATCGTTAAATGATGGTAGTACTAAGTTGTCTTGGCAAGTTTCAGGTGACGCTAGTAAAGGAGTAATTAGACAAGTATCCGTAAGTGGTGCTATTAACATAGTAGACACAAGAGGTCACTACTATGATGTGTATGATAAAGTTGGTGTAAAGATTACCACAGGTGGTGCAATAGGAACTGCTGTATACTCTGTTTGGCACAAAGATGCTGATAAACTAGGTTCTGAAAGAATGAACAATAGTGAAGTAGCAGACTATACAGAAACCATCAATGGTCAGTATCAACCACTAGCTAATGATGTTTACATTAGGTTTGCAGGTGATACAGCAGATACAGCTACACTAAATGACAAATGGGAAATAGAGTTTTTTGGTAAGAATGAATCAGTAGATGATACAGGTATGCCATACTCAATTAGGATGACTAGAACCTAATGGCAATTACGTTTGTTAACATTTGGGAAACAAAGATTTTGGATACTATTAGAACTTTTTTAAATAATGAGTTTGCAGGTAGTATCCCAGTATATACAGGAAATTTTAAGGATATGGGTAATCAGTCCATACGTCTTAATCCAATAGGAAGTGACTTACTTCGTATTGATGCTACTAGAGCAGAAACTAGAGAATACATTGTGGATGTGTCTTATACATTTAAAGAAAAAGTATTAAAGAAAGATACTTGGGAACATATTTTAAGACAGGTTTCACATATAGAGGCTTTATTTCACGATAATTACAAGGGTTCAGGTAATACATTTTACGATGGAAGATTTGAAACAACTCGAATAAATGAAAAGACAGAAGAAGAAGAAGCGATTGAAGGGTTGAATGTAATTAGATGGGAATGGAGGGGAACTTACACAGGGAATACAACATAGGAAAGTAATAAGGATTACTATGAAAGTAAAATTAAAAAAAGATGTAAAGGTATCAGACATACCTAGAGTTAGTGGAGAGCATAAAAGATTGATCAATGCTTTATCCAAAAATAAAGAAGCAGAGCTTGAAGTTATGTTAAAAGGTATGGATGCCTTTGTTGAAGAATCTTCAGCTAAGTTAAAGAAAGGAGATAAGTAATGTCAAATTTTTATAGTTCAAAAGAATTAACAGTTGGAGTTGGTTTAGATGCTAGTACAGTAGGATCACCTTTTGCTGGTTCATTTACCCAAATAGAAGCAGATAGTGTAGCATTTCCTACATTTAACGATCTACTTGTGGAAAGAAGAGGTGGCTCAGGGTCAGGAACTCTTATAGCAAGTTCAGATGTATTTCATTATACACCCGGAGCAACAATAGAAGTTTCTATTAGTGGATATATGACAGATGAATTGTTTCCTATTTTAACAGCAAATGCTTTTGGAAAAGCATACAGTAGCAATGTATTGTCAATAGCAAATGCAGATGTAGCAAATACAACATTTGAGCATGGAGCAACTTCTGCTAATGAAAAAACATTATCATTTGCTTTTAATGGAATTGGTGGAACTGGATTTGATGATTGTGTTGTAGTCCCCGGATGTGTAATAACAAGCCTTGAACTAACTGCTGATCCTAATGAGGATGGTGGTAGAATGAAATTTAGCTTAACTGCTACATCTAGAACTCCATTAACTCAAGGTAGTACATTTACTACAAGTGCTAGCAGTATGAGTGCTTATAGCACAGCCTATACATTTTTAGGTGATTTTTCAGATCATACTAAAGTAAATAATCAAACTGCAATTTTAAAAAGCTTTGCAATGACTATTGAAAATCCAGTTGTATTTTCTGGTAATGGTGGCTCAGGAGGAACAGGGGCACCACAAACATATATAAGGTCTATTCCTGAATTAAATGTAACATTAAATCCTATAGTTAAGTATGATGCAAATTTTGATGATTTATGGGAATTAAGCAGGAATCAAGGAACTTCAATAGCAACTCCAGCATTTGAAATGTCTGACAACGGAACTTATAATCATGCTGATGCTACTAGAAGTATTTACATTGCAGATGCAAGTGTTCAAGAGTTATCTTGGGATGAAGGAGATTTTTTAGGACTTAATGTTAATATGAAAGTAAGAGGAGATGCTGATCCATCAATTTACTTTAAATACGCATAAGGAATAAACAATGAGTAAGCATAAACTATCTACTGGAAAAGAAATAAAACTAAAAGAAATGTCTGTAGATGATATGGATTACTGCAATGATCTACCTCAAATGAGATATGAAGGTAATGAGATTGTAGCTATAACCAATCTAGCAAAAGCAAGAACTGCTTGGATTAGAAAAGGTGTAGAAGGAGCAGATGACTCTTTCATTAAAGCATTGACAGAAGAAGAAAAAAACGAACTGTCTTTAGCTGTACAAGAGCATCAACGCTTGGGGGAATAGAATCCCTCACTCTTGAAACAAACTTCTTACTAGATAAAAGATGTGAGGGGTGTAGGTATCACCAATACCCCTACAAGGCTCAAATTCCTATCTTAATCGAGGGAAAATATAAAACTCGTATGTTTACATCGGATGAGGATGTTTGGACTGTGATAGAGCTAATTAAGAAGGAAACAAAAGAACATAATAAAGAGGGCAGGAATTTTAACATTGCTGAATCAGTAATGGCACAACTGCCCTTTTTTGCTTGTACCAATATGATGCTAGATTCAACCTCACAAAAAGACATAGCAAGATTTATGTATGCAAGACAATTTAAAATATCTCCATATAAAGGGAGTTATGGAGATCAACCTAAAAAATGGGTTGAAAAAAGTTTTCTATTAACAAATTTAATAGAAAGACAAAAAGCAAAGGCAATGAAAAATGGCTGAACAAAATACAATAACTATACGGTTTGG